CATTATTTGGTTGATCCAGAACCGTGTCTCTTGCACCAAGATACTGCTTTGCATCGTCGGTTCCGTCCATCTTTGGAGTGCCCGAACCAAGATAAGAAGATGCAACTCCTGGTGCTGGAAAAACTAGGTTATCTGATTTTGCTGGAGCATTTGGATTTTCATACGTTCCACCCAATACTTTTCCACGATATCTAGACGGTGCAGCACTATTTGTTCTAAGAACTCCACTACTCTTTGTTCTTCCAATTGGCATTGTGAATTCTGGGTTTGTAGAGAAAACTTGAGGTCTTCCAGCAGTGTTTCTAAGTTCTGCATCTCCAGAAGCAATTTGAGCCCTAAAGTATGCGTCTGCTGAACCATAAGGCATCCCTGTTGTTGGGTCAATAATATCTTGAACTGCCCTTGTTCTTAGCGATGCAGGAGTAGCAGCACGTTGAGCCATTGCAGCACCAACCTGTTGCCTTGCTTGGTTGCCAGATGTTGAAAATTCCTGAATAACTGTTTGTGTAACATCTGCCATCAACTGGTCAAGCCAGCCCTTTACGGACTTATCTATATTGCCATTATCGATAGCATTGGCAACCCTGTTCCCCACTTCAATATCTAGTTGAGTGATTGCTGCGTCAATTTCTGCACCAGATCCAAGTTGACCTGCATTTCTTGCCCTATCGGCAACACTTACAAAACCTTCACCAGCATTCTTTTGCCACTCTCCAGAAAACTCCGAAGATGTCATTCCTCCTGCTCTTGCAGCCTGATTTAGTTTTTCAGACTTGGTGGCAGTTAGATCAGACAGAATTACAAATGCCTCTTTTAGTTTTGGAGATAGTTGGCTAAATCCAGCCTCTAGTTTGTCTACCTGAGTAAGCACTTCTGATGTCATTGGCAAAGTGTTTGCCATGTGAGTTTCTTCAAATCCAGTTCTACCCTTTTTGAATCCAGGAATATTTCCAGAAATAAGAGCCTGAATTAGTTGTGGGTTTCTAGCCACGGACTTAGCAGGAATAATGGCTTCACCATTTGAGACCATTGCAACAATAGAATCTGATGTTCCAGTTCCAGGACCAGAAATAATACCACCATTTGCATACTTCTTTCCAACAGTTGTTGGAGATACCCCCATAGGACCATAAGCACCCTGTGCAGTAATATTTCTTCCATATGCTGCGGTTAATGCGTCTACTGCTGCTGCTTCAGATGTAAATCTTTGTGTAAGTTGTTGGTGAACCTGGTCAAGCGATGCTGCAACTGCTGCTGCTCTGATCTGGGTCTCGGTCATGTAGGATGTTGATTCGCCAAGGAACCCTGTTTCTTGAGTTGTCCTATTAATAAATGATTTAATACCCACAAACATCTTAATGAGGTTTGCAACACCGTTACCAATAAGACCAACAGTCATTAGCAGTAGTGGACCTACACCAGCAACTAGCCCTGTAAATGTAATCCAGAAACTCTTTGCCCCATCTGACATCTTGTTAAATCCGTCAAGGAACTTGCCAACAAAGTCAATTACTGGAGTAATAGCCTTTAGGAATGCTTCTCCAATTGGTGCAAGTTTAACCTTGACATCCTCAACAGCCTTTTGGAACTTAAACATTGGAGAACTTTCGACTCTCTTCAATTCTCGTTCAGATAGGATTGCAAGTTCTTCAGACGTTGCGTTTGACAGTTCTAGAACCTTTTGTGCCTGAGTACCCTCTTTTACAACATTTTGGAATAGGGTAGACATACGTGCAAACTGGAACTTGCCGAATAGTTGCTCAATTGCTCGTGCTCTGTTTAGTGGGTCAAGGGTATCTAGGGCTTGTGCAAACTGAATGACTGTTCCCTTGATGTCTCCCTTGTTTGACTCTACAATTCCCTTTAGGTTGATGCCGAATGATTGCAGGAATTCATTTGCCTTTCCAGTTGGATTAATCATAGATGCAATACCAGACTTTAGGGCGTTAGCACCCTCAGATGCGTTGATTCCACCTTCCTTCATTGCTGTTAGGAAGAACGCTAGGTCTTCTACGTCTCCACCAAGTTGTTTAATAACTGGGGCTGCCTTTGGAATAGCAACTGTCAAGTCCTCAATAGATGTTACAGTTTGGTTTTCAACTGCGTTAAGGAAGTTAATCTTTCCAGCCAAGTCTTCTGCTGCCAAGCCGAATGCATTTGTCAATGACATTGTTGTTTCTAGTGCTTGAGATTGCTCTACTGAACCAAGTACCGCCAGTCTTGTGGCGTTGGCTACCTGCTCCATTAGGTCTGCTCCGACCTTACCTGCTGCTGCTGCCTCTGCAGCCATCTCCATGGTTTGTGAGACGGCTACTCCATACTTGGTGTATTCTTGAGCAAGGATTTGAATGTCCTTGATCATTCCTTCAGTTTCTTTAGCAGTAGTGTTAAAATCACCGTACACACGCTTAAACTTGATAGAAGCCTTTTCAAGTTCCATGTACATTTTGGCTGCTGCAGTGCCTGCCATAGTTAGCGGAACAGTAAAACCAACCATCAACTGGCGACCTGCCCACTGGGTGTTCTTACCCCAGTTTAGTAGGTTTGTAGAACCCTGCTTGAGCAATTGGTTTAGAATCTGCTGCTTCTGAGCAGCGATTGCTGTCTTGGTACCCAGATCATCCATATCCAGCACTAGTGGTCTGACGGCGATGGACTTCATTGCACCAGAGGCATCACGACCTAGTTGGATATATTGGGTTTGTAGGGTCTTAACACGTTCACGAGCGACCTTGTCAATAGTTGACATCTCGGTCTTGAACAGTTTACCAAAGTTCTTTGTTGCTCCACCAGCATACTTAAAGTACTGTCCCATTGACAGTTTGTTCTTTTCAAGAGCCTCTGTAAACGACTCTGTGGTGGTCTTAATGTTTTGGATGCTGGCATTAAATTTGCCTGCAGCATTAATGTCATTAATTAGATTTTGTCTAAGTTTTGCTGCTGCTGCTGCTTGTGTGGCAGAGCCACGAGCCATCTGTGTTTGGAAGGCTGAAATCTGAGACTGCAACGCCTTTAAGTTTGCCAAGGCTTGACTGGTATCAATATTTATATTGATATTAGTCTGAGAATCAGCCATCCATAAACACCTCTTTTAATTTTTTATACTACTAGATTAGCAGTTGCTGCAGCCTGTGCGATCTTAAGACCAGAGGCTTCTTCCACGATTTCATATACTGTTGGAAGGTCAAGAAGGTCTTCCAACTCTTCTGGCTTTTCTGCTAGTTCTGGCTTGTATTGCTTCATAGCAATTGCCACACAGTCTAGAAGAAGATCCATTGATTTTGCGTTGTTGTCCGCAACCTCTGAAATCTTTTCAAACTTGTCCATGAATGGACGAAGTAGGGAAATCTTCAGTGGTCTAATGCTAATTTTAGTTCCGTCAAGCAGTGTAATTGTCTTTGCTTCATTTACGGTTGTTGCCATTGTTTTCCTCCTTTTAAAGGTCTATATTATTATAACATAAACAAAAATTTTTAATTAGTGTTTCTCGTAGGTCAAGCCCATGCCGATGCCGAAACCAGCCTTTCTAGCCTTTGCACCCCTTAGAGATGTGACATCGTTTGAGTCTTTTCCACCATTCATAACTTTGTTCTTTAGTTTTTCCCATGCATTCTCTTCTTGCTTTGGGGAGCCTCCGTCAATATCGATTCCTTTTAGTGCTGCTAGAAACTTTCTTTCATTATATGACTCTTCTCTTTTTGCATTGAGGGTCTCGGATAGTTCTGGCATAGACAGTGATGATTCAAGTTCTTCGTAGTCTCTCCAAATACCCAGCAAAAATACCTCTGACTCTAGTTTAGCCAAATCCATTGTCTCCCAGGATGTATTTTCTCTGTTGCTTGCCTGCTGACTAATTGGCTCGTCAGAGTCTTCTGGTGCTTTTAGTGTAATTCCTGCTGCAATTTCTAAGACCTTGTAAAGGCTAACAATGTCAAAGGTGTCTTCAATCTGTTCGATTGTCTTTATTTCTGGCTTATATTGCATCATGGCAATTAGGGCACACTTAGAAACAAATGCAAATGCATCTCCGTTATCGGCGGCTGTTTTGATGTTTTCAAATTCCTTCATAAATATTCTTAGATACTTAATCTTAAGTGGCGTAAGGTACACTGGATCTCCATCGACAGTGTATATCATTTCGGAATTATATATTTGGGTAGCCATCTACTAAGTATACCAAAAAGAAAACCGCCTAGTGTTAACTAGACGGCTTTCCCCTATATTAAGTTATATTTACGATACTGCTGGGATAGTGCGGTCTACGATCTTACCGTATGATGCACTGTTGTCTGGAAGCATTCTAAATGATACTTCAAACATTGTAGCCTCGTCACGCTTTGCTGATACTGTAACATTCTCAATTGAGAGTGCACGGTAACCAATGTAGATACGCTCTACCTGCTCGTCTGGCTGACATTCTCCAGTACCTGGACCAACTGCTACGATTCCTCGCTCAATTGGGCACTCACCTAGGTCACCTGCAGAAAGGGTTAGTTCCTTCAGGTCTGGGTTGGTAACTCCGTTGTCGAAGTCATCTGGGTTAGCAGCGGTTGCGTAAAGCAAGTTCTCTAGAGTTGCCTCTGCGAACGAAGTATTCAGGTTAACCTGCATACCCTGCTTGTACAACTTTGCAACGTCAAGAAGTTGGTCAACCTGTACTTCACCGAAGTCAGGCTGGAACTGTAGTTCTAGACCATTGCTGGTGTAACCGATGTTCTCGAAGTTTGCTGCCTTAGTTGCGTTTGGACCAGTCTGGGCTGGACTTCCGTCCCAGAATGCGTCTGCAATGTAGCCCGACAACTCGTCCTTGTACGAAATACCATCGACGTATGATGGTAGTTGGTTTGCTGGATCATCAAGTTGACCTGGCTTGTAAACAAATAGTGCTGCTGCACCAACGATAATGTTGGTGTTAGTTCCTCTTGTATATGCCATAATTTTTCACCTCTTATTTCTTTATGGAATTTTGGGTGGTGTTTCCTCAGTTATAAGTATAACAGCCTTTTTATACTATCTGGTGATATTCGTAGTCAATAATTATCTTGTTTCCAGCGTAAGTTCTGGCTGTACCAAAGTCTACGATATCTCTGGTCTCTTCTAGTTGATACATCTTTACCCTGTGAAAGAATACTGGCTGGAACTCTGTTGGGTCGGTTCCAAAGGATATTGTTCCATTAGGGTTTCTAGGCAAACGTCTAACCCAATCATTAACCTCTTGAGCAGACTCGTCTTCACGGTCTAGTAGGTCATACACCTTTTGAGAGATTTCAGTCATTAGTTCTGAATCTCCCTGCATCTTGTAGAAGTAGTACAATAGTTGCTCTGACTTAATGTGTGGAAATGGTGATCTTCTATACTTGAACATTCTGTCGTATACCGCAAATGTTCCATTGCTTAGTGGAAAGGTTTCGGTAAGTGCATCAATGTCGGTTGGTAGGCTTGGAAAGAACGGCAGGGTAAAGTTTCCGTCAAAGTGTTGGGAAACCTTTTCAGCCAAATACTTATTAATAAAAATTGGTGGGTATGACATTGCCATTATTCTTTACCTGCTCTCAAGATCCAGTTATATCCTGTTGTAAGACCTAGCCCTCTACCCCCACGTTTTGCAGAAGAGAACTTTGCGTCGAATTCATTAACCTGGTTTAGTCTAGTCATAATGCCAACCTGATTTAGAAAGGATTGCTTCAAGTATACATCAAAAAATAAATTAAAGACTCGTTCGTACTCGCCCTGTGTTGTACCGCCTGGATTTTCTACACGAACTGGGTTTGGAGTAAACACAGTTTCTCCATCTACCTCAAAAACCAATTTTGTCCTAGGAACAATTGTGACAGGAACTCCCTCTTCCATAATTCTAGCCTTGTCGTAGAATGGAACTCGTGAACCAGATTTGATGCTTCTTGACTGACTGAAAGATGAAGAGATTGATAGACCTTTTCCAACAACCGCATAGTCAATGTCAAATAGTCTTGCGTTTGGACTTCCTGTCTGATACCACTCGTATACGTGATGAAGTGATTCTGGATTTACCCTGGCATTTGAATCAACAAAGTTCTTTAACATTTCTGATACCTTGGCTCCAACAAGGCTTAGGAGGGCTGGCATTGCTCTCTCTGCACCGTCTAAGAATCCGTTTGAGTATGCTAAGATACCCCTCATGTCTTTGTTAAATTTAGAAAGGTCTACATTCATTGTTAACATTAAACATCAGTCCCTTGATTTTCTGATCTGCGTAACACCACTTTGTAGTACTCTACTGAACCAAAAGGATTGATGAATGGCTCGTTTGTAGCAATTTCAAAAAGGGTTGACTTTCCAGATCTTGGTCCAGAGGTTTCTACGTAAATCTCGTTACCACTTGTATCTCTAATATTTGTAATTAGGATATTGGTTATTGCATTTCTAGAATCTGAACTTGATACCCTGATGTCTGAACGCATTCTTCCAAGAAGCAATAGTTCTTTTGTGATATTGACATTTGGCTTAACATCTTCGTTTAGTGCAGATCCTGCTGTTGTCAAAGAGCATGAGAGAGTCTTGTCGTGTATCCACTGTTTCTTAATGCTGCCAAGTGCAGTCTGCTCTACAATAGGATAGTAGATGTCTGCAAGAAGTGGAAAGGTAAAACTAGTAGTTTCGCAGGTAGGCATTACAGCACCCCAACTTTAGTAATAGACTTCATATACTTGTCAAGTATTTTGTCTACTATAAGATTACCTGTTCCTTCTAGCATCTTCTTGTCGAATTGAATTCTGTACTGATCGGTGTTGTATGTGGTGACATACTTCTGATAATAGTCTAGCCTACCGCACATCAGATCGTCAATTAGCATCACTGTCGCTCTTTCAACGTCTGCTGGAATAGCACGGAAGCCTTCGTCAAGAACAAAAAGGTAGTCTGCATTATTTACAAAGGTTCCGTAGTTTCTATCGTCATAGGCATAGTCTCCTCTGGCGACTGGTAGTTTGGGGTAATTTGTTGTAATAATGTTTGAGTATCCTGTAAACTCTTTTACAATTGCCGAGTTATCTAGGGTGACTTTGAAGTTATAAGCCCAAACCCTTTTTGCAGTCTCTGATCCGTTTAGAGTTGGTTCGGCAAGCGTGGTAATCCTAAACTCTGTGGTAGAAACTACCTCTTGTACAGAGAAGGTTGAGTTATAGTCTGTGTCTGTAAATCCTGCCAAAGTTATTGAATCTCCAACGAGATAGCCGTGTGCTGACTCCGTCTCTACTACAGTGTCTGTGCCTGTTGTTTCAAAATTGGTAATTGGTATTGCAACATCTTCTCCGTTGAAGATCATGGCGTTGTTCTCATATACCTTAAGTACACGGTTAGCGTCTCTCCACACTGGCATATAGTCCAAACCATTGCCCACAACCTGCAAAATTGATTTGTGGTTGTAGAATCCGATTCCTGTATAAGTATCAATTATTGATCTTGCAATGAGTTCGTTTTTCTTGTAGTTTGCAATGTCTGTTGCAGTGGTAGCAAGAGAACTGGGGTTTACGTATGGTCTAACAATGTCTAGATTTGACTCATAGATAATGTGCTCATATTCTGCATCATAGAATCGAATGAGAAATTGTCTGTCAAATTGAACCTTTGCTGCTGGAAGAATGTAGGTTACTACCCCATCTTCGTTTGATGTGATGGTTGATGTTTCAATTGAGTGGTCCACCAAATCCTCAACATAGACAATGTAGTCATAATCAGCATCTGGTAGTGTCCAGGTGGTTGTAATTGGATAAGGTGGAACCCTCAAAATTTCCATTTATAGACCATACCCCTTAGCAACATCTTCTGGTGTCGCTAGTGTGATGTGGTTTCTTGTAAGCCATTTCTCTGCCTGTTCCTTGGTTACAATATTGAATCCAACCTCTACAGATCCAACACCGTTCCATGAAACATTTCTGGTTGACAGTAGTGCAACAGTGTTTTCAACAGGCTTCTTCTCAGTCTTTGCTGGCTTTTCGACCTTTTCTGTTTTTTCTACTACTGGAACAACTTCCTCAACTACAGGAGCATCCTCTACCTCTTCGGTAGCAGCCTCTTCTTGTTCCTTTGCTGCGAGTTCTTCTGCTTCTTCTTGTAGAAGTGCCAAGAATTCCTCTTCTTCGTTAATTAGTTCGTCTGACATAATTACCTCCTAAATTACAATTATAACAGAATAAAATTAAAAAGAGGGCAGAGCCGAAGCCCTGCCCCCTCTTAAAGGGTAGTTACAGACTATGAGTCTGCTCCTGCGTCAGCGAATGCAATTGCATCCTCTTCCTCCCACTGAAGACCGAAGCGGACGAATACGGTGTATTCAATTGTGTCCTTCTTTGGCTTGTATTCACGGTTTACAGTGATGTCTCTCTGGAAACCCCAAATACGGTTCTGAGGGAATGTAAGGTCAACGTAACCTGCTGGGTAGTAAGGAACTTCCTGAACGTCAATTCCTAGAACACGAGTGGTGCGAGCACCACCGAATGTCTGACCAGCACCGTCTAGGTATGCCTGACGGTTTGCAGGGGTACCTGCTGGAGTACCAGCAAATGCCTCGGCAATAGCGTCTGCTAGGGTACCGTTGTGCTTGATAATACCCTGGAATGCGTCAGTACCAGCGTAGAACTTAAGGTTGTTCTTAAGTGCACGATACTTACGTGGCATAGCCAAGATAATGTTCTGCATTACATCTGGAGTCCAAGCGTTGTCTGAGACAGTTACTACTGACTCGTGAGCATCGCCATTCTCCTTAGCCTTGTTGATAAAGCCTTCCATGATACCGAGGAATGCACCATCGCCACTGTCGCCAGTACCGTTGATTGCTAGGTCCTCAATGTCATTTGCGAACGCATTTGTCATAAGACGTACTAGGTGATCCTCTAGAGCACCACCTTCAATACCGTCTTCAAGTGCTTCTGATGAAACTTCCCAATCAAGACGAATCTTCTTGGTGGTAAGTTCTACCTTTGTAAACGATGCACCTGCGTTGGTGTAGTTACCTACAGCCTGTGCAGCAGCACGGATTACACGCTCTCCCACGTTAACCTTTTCAAGTTCCATGGTGTTTGCTCTCATGGTCACACGGCGACCATCCTTGGCGAGAACTGTGGCATCCCACACGTAGTCAATAAAACGACGTGCTTGCTCTGGGCGAAGGATACCGCTACCTGCCTCACCAGAAGGGTTTACTGCGTTTGGACCAGTTGTTAGTCCTGCAAGTGCTACTGGAATGTTTCCAACAGCACCCTGTGTTGCGTAGTTACCTGGTACGTTTGAACCATCTTCCGAACCTGATGCAAATGCACCCTGTCCTTGGTAAAGACCTGGAGTTGTTCCTCCTAGTTCACCAGACGCACCTGGTTGATTTTTAATAATTTCTTCCGACATATTGTTCACCTCCTGAGTGATTTTGTATTTGTTTTTATCTAAATAGATCGGCAGTTTTGAGGAAACGTCCGCCCCATAGGGATTTCTCAACCTGTTCTGGTTGATTTTCCTGTACGATCTCGCCTAGATCGCCAGACTTGCGGAAAGCAGTGTCAGCCTCAACAGCATCCACTCTCTTTCCAAACTCGTCAAACACGCCCTTTGTTGCAGTTACCTCATTTTTTACTGCAGCAATTGACTTGTGTAGTTCTGCGATTTGCTCGGCTTGTGCCTGAACAACCGCAGTTAGATCGCTAAAGGCTTTTGTGACGGTGTCCTTGATGTCTGCAACTGCAGTCTCAAGAGCCTCGTCTGACTTAGCAACAGGCTCAATAACTTCGTCTGTTGATTCCTGCTCTTCACTGGCATCGGCTAGATTTAGAGCCTCTTCCATTGGAACAACGGTAGTAGTGGTTTCAGCCTTTTCTACCTCTTCAACAGCATCTTCAGTTACTTCTTCGCCTGCGTCTGCCTCTGGAGCGACCTGTGATTCTTCAACTGTAGTCTCTTCAGCAACAACCTCTTCGGCTGGTGCATCAAGAACTACTTCATTTGTTGTGTCAGTCATAGGACTTACCTCCTTGTTAATCTTAGATGCACTAATGCCTTTAGCACT